TAAACAAGGTTATAATGATCCTAGCCAAACACAAAATCAACGATTTGCATCTATATTGACTGGAACTTTAGGCGGAAGAACTACGTTTGGTAATTTAAATAGACCAGCTGTTGTAAATTATTTGGGTAGTTGGCAAGGACAACCTGGGGGCTCTGTTAAACCATTAAGAAATACGTTTTGAAAGATGATTTAAAAATGCGTTGCAAATAAATTACCCTCTAAAATAAATTATTTAGACATATTTTTAAATACTTTTTTCTTTACTTATTTTATAATGACGGGTAAAATGCATACTATCGGCTCCAGACGTCAAGTTTGGAATGGAACTGCAAAAAAAACTTCGGGAGGACTTCTCAAGTCCGACTTAATGATGAATAAGCACGGACGTATTGTATCTCGCTCAAAGCACTCCACTGCTAAGCGCGAAAATCGTCTTGTTAAGCACGGCTATGGCACCAAGAAGGGTGTCTTCGGTTTTGTCAAGACGGGATCGAAGAAGCACCGTAAGGGATCCAAGAAGCACATGAAGGGTGGCCACTCTAATATCTACTCTAGCATGAGCCCTGCTTCTTACAATGGCATTGATGGAGCAGGTATCACTGTTGGAGATGCTGGATCTGCCAATCTTCAACTTATGGCTGGTATGGCTGGTGGGCGCCGTCGCAGACACCGCATGAGAGGCGGCTCTGGTTTAAGCGGTCAAGGTGTTTTAAGTCCTGCCCATGTTAGTGCTCAAGGTATGAATGATTCACCTCAAGGACCTGCCGGTAACGGTATTGATGGACAGGGATTAACTGTTGGCAATGCTGGATCTGCCAATGTTCAACTTTTAGCTGGTATGGCTGGTGGCCGCCGCCGCAGACGCCACATGAGAGGCGGTACCACAAGTCAGAATAGTATTGCACGAATGTACGGTATGAAAACTGGTCCTGGTGGAGTTACAAATGCTGCATTAAATGCCGCTTCTTAAATAATATAATTTAGAAAATTATATAATATTTTAAATTATCTATTGTTGTAACCATTCTGAACTAACAAATTTGTCAAACTTAATATATAAATGCAACTGATTTGTTAGACATTTTTCAAAGAATTGTTTAGAAACAACTGGCAAATTCTTTTGCTCCACTGTTCCTTTTGCTTTAAAATAATTCTTGTAATCCTGGTACAAATCGTCAAATGATACTAACAAATCTGTCTCCAAATTGCTTTCTTTATATTTGCTTTGATCTTGATCTTGATCTTTACCAATCGATTTATTTTTATACGCCTGCAAAAACTCATTAATATCGTCCTGTTTTGACCACAAACTACATTTAATATTTAAAACATATTTATTATCAATTATCTCTACTTGAGGCGAAAAATAATGGCATATCATTTTTATTATTTGCTCCTCTGTTAAGGAAATATTCTTCTCCTCTGAATTCTTGTATAAAGTCAACAATTCATCTATTTCATATTCATCCTCAATATTGTCACTAGTTATACTAACATATTTCTCCCAAAAAGATAAAAATGACTTGACATGTGGCAAATATTTACTTGTCACATTTGTAAATACAATATTACCATTATCATTTGTATGAGCTAATCTACTTGTAAAAAGTGATTGCAATTGTGTAGAATAAATCATGTTTGGAATATTCATTGTAACCAAATATAGCTTCCATATATAATGCAGATTTTTCCATGTTACATTTGTCTCTGTACTAACAACTTCAATACATTGCGTATAAAAATCATCTACTATCTTGGTTAACGGATTATTTGAAAAATAGAGTACATAATTCTGAATATTATTCGCCGTCTCCAATTTCAAATATTGTTCCGCATTTGTATACCTCTCCGAATAATGCGTTGCAACACATAGCAAATCTATTCCAATATTATTCAATGTATCTTTTATTATATCATTATTCGAAATCTCATTTGTTCGAATTAATCGATACAAATTGAGTTTATGACTATCATGATACTTTGAAATAAAATTATTCATAATTGAATTACCTGTTGTAACATAAGTAATAACATCTATCAAACTCAACATCTTTTTGGCGTTTGCACTAACAAAATAAAGCAAGTTCTCAGTATTCTTCTTTAAAATACAATCCCCCAGAACAGTTAGAAAATATTTTGCATCTGTTTTAGAAGGGAATATTGTCTGCAAAAATGATAACACATTTTGAATGGTATATGTTTCTGGTACTGATTTGAATAACGATCTCTCCTTTATTTTTTTTATAATTGTTAGTTTGGTCTTGTGTTTCCAGGGAACCAATTTACCTTCATCTGTTATTGTCGAAAGCAAATTATGATGAATGTCATCATCCTTTACTATTTTATATGTTTTACCATCATATTCATAATATATATTATTATACGGCATATAATAATACTGATGTTTCGATAAAAACACCTTATGAAAGTTATCCTGTTCTAAAATTAACTCGTTTATTCGCGTTACACGCTCATCATATCTTTTGCTTTCTTGTTCCAACATACTAGGCAAATTTGTTAAATGACTATTTAATCTTTGCAACATATATGGATTATCCTTATACAACTCGAATAAATCATTTAAGTTTTTTACAATGGGTTCTAATCTGTCCATTTTATAACTAATTTTATAGTCTTTAAGTTCGTTTTACAATATATTATATATGATTTATAATATATCAATTGTTAACGTTTCCACACTTCATAAAAATTGTCTATACAAGCCATTTTTGATGGTCCCCATGTTGGAAGATTTTTTTGGTAATCTAAATAAAACCCATTTTCCTGCAATGTTTGGTCTATATATTTTTTGTGATCAATATTAGTATAGTCGTTTTCCATAATAATTAAATTAATATTGTTTAATATTTCTGGCATATCCAACAAAATATAATAAAATGCTCCCTCACAATCTAGTACCAATGTATCAAACTTTATGTTATATTTAAAGTGCAATGTTTCTAAATCTATAATATTTATAGATTTATAACCCTCCAATAATTCATCACTTGGTATTGTATCCCACCCATTTTGTATTAATTTTCTTTTTGACAAAGCACTATTCTCTATAAAAAAATATAATTTATTAATATCTCGATTATCTTTTAACTGGTTTGCAATATCGGTGTCACACTCGAGTGTAACAAAATCATAATTATTTTTTTCCTTTAAAATAGATGCGATTATTAAACTATTTCTACCTATGTTTCCGCCTATTTCTAAAACCTTTTCATTCCCTGTTAAATATCTAGTAGCCATTAATTGTTCAGGATATTCATCACTAAAACTTCCATGCTGAATTTGTAGATTTCTTTGTAATTTATTTAATTTATTCTCTATAACATTATCATCAATTACTTGAACCATTTTTGTTAGTATATTTATGTGAATTTCTTTAAAATGTTCATATTCTACCATTTCATTTAAAGGATTAACTACAAAAATGGATTTCAAAATTCCATATAATGGATCTCCAAAATGTTTTGACCTATCTATATCTCCATTTGGTATTTTTATTATGTTGTTACGACATAATTTGTTATAGCAAATTTCAGTTACATCTAAATGATTATCCCTAATTCCGTATTTTATTGCAAACATTTTTATAATTATAAAAATAAAGTAATTTTTATAATTTATCTTATTTCAATAAATTTATTTCTAAACATAAGTATTTAAAGATTTGCGTTCAAAAATAATTATAATGTCTCTAAAAAACACATCGTCTGATAATAATGTATTAACTATTAAAACAGTGCAAATTGCACCCTTCCGCACCTTGATGACTGCTTTAAAGGATATTTTATTAGAAACTAACATCTCTTTTCAGCCCGACGGAATTCGCATTATTAATATGGATAAATCCCATACTATTTTGGTGCATCTTTATTTAGCAGCCTCCAATTTTGAATTCTATGAATGCAAAAAAGAAAAAATCATTATCGGTGTTAACATGTTTCATCTATTCAAGCTCATTAATTCCATTGATAATGACGACACCTTGACTATTTATATCGAAAATTCTGATTATTATGATGGCATTGTCTCTCATTTGGCTCTCAAATTTGAAAATGGTGACATTAAGCAATGCAAAACCCAGAAATTGAAGCTAATTGAACCTGAGCAAGACGAGCTAGATGTACCCGATGTCAAGTTTTCTTCTATTATTAACCTACCTTCCGCCGACTTTCAAAAGATTATTCGCGACTTGTCTTGCATCTCTGACAAATTAGAGATCAAATCGGTCGGCAATGAACTCATTTTCAAGTGTCAGGGCCAATTTGCCTCTGCTGAAATTCACCGTGCGGAATCGGAGGGCGCCATGGGCTTTGTTGTCAAGCAAGACTCGTCTAAGGTTATCCAAGGTGAATTCTCTTTGAAGAACCTCAGCTATTTCATTAAATGTACCAACCTTTGCTCCCAAATTGAAATTTACTTGGAGAATGATTTGCCGCTCGTGGTGAAATATGATGTGGCGTCACTTGGTTCGATACGCCTTGCTCTCGTACCTTTACCCTCTGTCTAGGCCTACCCCGTATACCGAGTTCCTATCCAATAAATATATTATAAAACAACTTAAAGACAAATTGTTTTATAAGTATATACCAAACTATGCCTACCCGATATACTGTAGAACAAGTAAAAAGTGGAGTAGATTTTTAAATCTATTAATATATTAATATATTATGTATTTAGGAAGCAATCGTTGTTGCAATGTACCCGTTCAAAAATCAATTATAGGACCTCAGGGTGCTCAGGGTCAAGCTGGACCAATTGGACCTATGGGTATAACCGGTTCACTTGGTGCATTAGGAATTACTGGGGCAACAGGTATTTGTTATCGTGGATATAAAGGACCTCAAGGAGCCATCGGACCAACTGGAGGTATAAGAGGAGCAACAGGAGCACCTGGGCCGGTTGGTCCCACTGGCCCAACTCCTAATAATCAAAAATACAAGCAATTTAGTTTTACAATTTCGAATGGAGTATCTTATACTACCGATACATATCTAAATACTAATAGTAGTAGTTCTTTTGATAATACAATTACATTACAATCAGGAACTTATGCTATTAGTTGGACCGTCAATGAAACATGGGTCGATCCAAATAACCAGTTTTTTATTAGTTTCACCGAACAAGATGATGAAAGTATTCATGTCCCAAACTTATATAAATCAGCTAATCCATATGTTTTATATGCAAATAATAATAAATCTTATGGAATTGGAAATGATGTCATAAATTTTTCAGGATCCCATACATATACTATTAACTTAATACAGTCAAATTCAAAAGGTAATAATATTGATATTTCAGGACAAACAGTGAACTTTAGCATTACCTTTATTCCTCTTTCATAAAAAATATAAATAATTAGGAAAAATAATTACTTATATATATAGTAATGTCTTATTATTATAAAGATTATTCAGCCTATCAACTAAATCAAAACTTATGCAATAAAAATTATAATACTACTACTGGAGCTCAAGGTCCACAAGGTACTATAGGTGCAACTGGACCAATGGGTCCACAAGGTGCTACTGGCACTCAAGGCCCACAAGGTGCTCAAGGAGCTTGCTGTGCTGGACCACAGGGTGCTCAAGGAGCTACTGGTCCTCAAGGAGCTTCAGGTGGCCCTCAAGGCCCTCAAGGCCCTACTGGACCCGCCGGACAAGGTTATGCTATCAATACATATAATACAGGAACTTTATCAATACAGGCAGACTTTTCTACTATTGCTGGTTCTTTTACATTTAATACTTTAATCGGTTCAGGGGCGACTAATTGGGCGTTATCTTGGGGAATTTCTCAAGGGTTTTCCGACACAAGTAATAAATTTTATATTACCTTTTTTGATGGTACTACTGAGTATAGCCCACTTGTTTACAATAAAAATAATCCAGCTTACTTGACTGCAAATGGTTCAGTGACTGCTGGGTCTGGAAACGATATTATTACTTTGGGGTCAGCTAGTGACTATACTGTAAAGATTTATCAATCTTCTACTAATTATTCTGTAGGTGATCCAGTACCATATAATATATCTGTAACTTTAACAAGTGTATCAAATTAATTTTATTATAAATTATAATTTATTTATAAATTATTTATAAATTATAATGAACAACGAAGAATGTAATACGACACTAACGGTTGTATATGCTATCATAAGTTATTGTTTAACAGTAAGTATAATTTTTTATATTATAATGATTTAATTTTTTGCTTATATAATATAATATGGCCTTTACTCGATTTCATGATGATCCTGCAAGAATTACCAAACAATTACAACAACAAACCGACCAAGAGCGCTGGTATCTCGATGTTCCCGGAAACGGTGAGAAACCATGTTTCATGTTGGATCCCCATATTATCCCGCAAAAATGGGGCGGAAATATGTGGACCCAAAGTGTGGATATTCAAAGTTCCCTTTTAGGAATAGATAGACAATTAAATCGAGATTGTTTAGACAAGGAAAAATACAAGAGACAAACAGTGCATGCATCACCAATCGATTACCCTGTTTGTGATACTTTTTTAACAACAGAGCAGAGTAGAGCCGTTTTACCTGCATGGACTTTCAGAGATGTACAGCAAAATCATGCATATTATTTACCACATAATCCACAGGAACATACTGAATTGAAATTCCAAAATAATGTTAGCACACGTATTTTAGAAAAAGATACATTTCAAAGACAATTATATTGCACTTTAAATAATGATCAAGGGTATACGGTGCCAGTTGTAGAACAAAAAGGAGGATATATAGGAGGACCTGGAACTTGTTCTGCACCAAATAATTGTAATAGAGTGAACTAATTATTATACCTTTTAGAAAGTGTATATAAATCTTTTTGTTCTACCTTTTAGAAAGTGTATAAATCTTTTTGTTCTACCTTTTAGAAAGTGTATATAAATCTTTTTGTTCTACCTTTTAGAAAGTGTATATAAATCTTTTTGTTCTATCTTTTAGAAAGTGTATATAAATCTTTTTGTTCTATCTTTTAGAAAATGTATATAAATCTGTTTGTTCTACCTTTTTCTAAAAGGTATATAGATATTTTTGTTCTACCTTTTTCTAAAAGGTATATAGATATTTTGGTTATACCTTTTTCTAAAAGGTATATATATGGAACTAGCGATCCCATTAGTAGCATTAGGAGGAATGTATGTTATTTCTAATCAAAATAAAAATAATACAAATTCCGACCCCAAAAAAAAAGACAGCAAAACCAAAGGTAAAGAAAACTTTAACAATATGGGTATCCGATCTAATTTGCAACAAACACACCAAGACTCGCCATTAGTCAATTATCTACCCAACACACATGTCCCACCCCAAAACTATCCTATTATGAATAATAAAGAGCTTGTCGACAATGTTCAGGAATATCCCAATCCAAATGTAGCGACTGATAAGTATTTTGATCAAAATGTATATGAACAAAAGCAGCGCGCAAATGTACCTATCAGTAATAATATTCAGAAATTTTATTCCTTAACTGGTGATTATCTATCGTCACAAGAGTTTATGCATAATAATATGGTTCCATTTACTGGTAGTAAACCAAAAGGACAAATCTATAATGTCGATGTTTCCGAGACTATTTTAGACAATTATGTTGGCAACGGTTCCCAAGTAATTAAGAAGATTGAACAGGCACCTCTTTTTAAACCGCAAGATAATGTTCAATGGCCATATGGTATGCCTGATATGAGCGACTTTTATCAATCCCGTGTCAATCCAGTTAATCGCAATAATATGGTCAAGCCATTCGAAACAATTAATGTGGGACCTGGTTTAAATAGAGGATATACTGCTGAGGGCAGTCATGGATACAATGCTGGCATGGAAGCACGTGATAAATGGCTTCCCAAAACAGTGGACGAACTTCGTGTAGCTACTAATCCTAAACAAGAGTACACCTTGAATAATTTAGAAGGTCCGGCCCAGTCAGTCGTGAAGAATGTAGGCATTGAAGGAAAAGTAGAGAAATATCGTCCAGACACGTTTTTCATAAATTCACAGGATCGTTGGCTTACCACAACTGGTGCCGAAAAAGCAACCCGTCTAGTATCCGAAGAAGTATTTAAACAATCGCACCGTAATGAGACGACTACTTATCAGCATGGCACACCCAATGCAATTTTGAAAACGGCAAGCTATGTACCTACAAAGCATGAGGAGTCTAAACGAAACCAATTAGAAGGGTTCGAGGTGGGACATTCAAATGCCACGGGTGCTGGACCTCATCATGACAAGGATCAACAGCTACAAAGCCATTCAAATTATGCAAATAATCGCGCAATCAATCAGCAACCCCAGACATTTGGATCAGGTTTTTCGCATGCAATTGGTGCGGTTATTGCACCATTTATGGATATGTTAAAGCCATCTAGAAAAGAAGAATATAGTTCTAATATGCGTGTTTACGGAAATATGGCATCGAATGTACCTGGTAATTATGTTTTAAGTCCGGGTGATGCGCCTGCGACAACTATTAAGGAGACTACGTTGTATCAGCCAAATACATATATTGGTCATCAAAAAGATAATGCTGCATATCTAGTGTCGGAGCAGCAACCGATTACAAATCAACGTGATACAGTTAATCACGATCAACTTCTAGGAATGTCTAGCAAATATGGAAACCGACAATACGACGTAAATTACAGACAAACAAATAATGACACGAAAGAGAGACTTGTAAAATCTAGAACGAATGCCGGGTCTACACAACAATTTAATCCAAATATAAATGTGACTATATCGAAGTTAGACTCTGATCGCAATAATAATCGTTTATGGGCACCCTCTGCAGTGGTTTATAACGGTCCATCGGTTCAAACATATGGCAAAATGAATATGCCAGAGTACAAACCCAATTATCATGATAATAGTCGTATTTCACCCGATTTACTAACAGCATTTAAGGAAAATCCATACACACATAGTTTAACTAGTTCGGCTTAAATAATTTGGTGTAATATAAAATACTCAAATTATTTTAGGTTTTTGTCCATATTTCATCCCATGGCAATTCAGAATAGGATATATTTTTGTTTACTATAGAATAACAATCTTCCCATGTATTGCTGCCATTAGTTCCTAGCCAACTTTCACATAAAAATCTATCATTATCGACCAAATTTTCAGGTATTTCAATAGGTTTGCATGAGGCTAAATAACTACCTGTTGCCCACCAAAAATTATACCATCCAAATCCATTAATAGAAGGAAATAAGGCTGCTTTTTGAATATTTGAATATTTTTCAAATATATATAACGTGCTTTCCCAATCTAAAAACGTATTCAATGTTAATCGTTGTTCTACCTGAGTTCTATATCTACTATCATTATTATTCACCATACCTTTGCTGTGAAAATAAATAAATATTTTTTCAGGATAAATAATTGCTAATTCTCTAATTTTTATTATTGCTGGAAATTCATATAAATTATTATAAATTTCTGTTATTTCCACATTTCTATTTAATAATGTTTCAATCAATAATTTCGCTTCTTTAATATTATCAGGAGTTCCTAATAATACAGCATGGAACATACTAACACTCATTATCCCTGATTTTTTCATATCATATAACTGATTTTTTATCATATCCCTCCAATCTTTTTCAACGTTTAAATATGCATAATAAAGAATGAAAATAGGTTTGTCATTGTATTCTGCAATGTTAGCACTATTATTTAAAAAATGATCTATAACATTGTTTTTAGTTATACTCTCTATTGTAGTAAAATGATCAGAATTGGTTTGTAAATATGTTTTCCAATTAAATTTTTCTGGCAAATCACAATATTTTCTATTCTCAAATCGGCCATTTGATAAATAATGATTTTCCAAAGATGTTTTATCTAATCCGAATGCATTTTTTAAATCATGATAATGATCCGCATAAAAAATGTGATCAAAATTTTTAGGTAATTTACTCATATAACTTATAAATTATAGTACTATTTAACTCCTTTTTTAT